TATCGACCCCGAGCTGTACAGGCCTCTTGCCACCGCCGGAAGCCGCAGCATTGCCGAACCAAAGACCAGACATCAAACAAGACTCCCGACCAGAACCCATTCGTTGGTTGCGATCTTGCGAAGCGTGGCGCCGGCATACTGGCCAGCCAAGTCGAGATTACCACCAAGAGACCGGATCGTGACGCCGGCGCCTTGAGCAAACGTAACCACCCCGGCCCCCAGACCGATCACATCGATCGAGCACCCGATCTGGAATGCAACGCTCGAATTCGGTGGCACGGTGTAGGTCTGCGCTGCCGCATTGCTGGCGGTGACCATCTGTCCGCTGTCAGTAAGAACGAAAGTATAGGTCGTGCCCGTCTGGGCGTTGATGTCGGAGATGATATTGACATCGTCGACAGGAACGTCATTCAAGCTAAGCTTGCCCGTCGTCCCGCTGTACGAGATCTTCGCAACGCCACTGGATCGCAGATAAAAATCGCCCGGGAAACCTGCGTGACTTTCGCCGTATACGAGAAGATTGCCTCCTAGCGCGCCCGCACTGCCACCAGAATAGACACAGAAACCGTTCGTTACACTAGCTCGGATGTGGCGGGTGCCGACGAGCGTGATAGTGACAACACCGCTCATATTGTCGCTGTCGTCAACTACGATACCTGAGGTCTGTATTAGTTTACCAGTTGTACTGTCAAACCGCGGTAACGTGTTGTCAACAGAACTAGCAGGGCCAACTACGTCGCCGGCCGCTGTTATGTCCGTCCAAACAGCCGCGCCCGTTGTCGCATCGAGCATGATGAAAGCCAGGTCCGAAGTCGTGTTTACCCACGTCGAACCGATCGAATAGCCGGCTGTATCGTCGTCGCTGACACCCGGCGAAGTCGTGGCAGAGAGGTTGTCTTGGGCGGAGGAGCCCCAGATATTGGCGAAGTCCGCCTGTACCCAAGCTGCGCCAGTCCAATACTTGTGCTCCGTCGGGTTCGAATTCTTGTCGGGCCAGATCAAGGTCGTATCGACGGGCGCCGTGGTGCTGGGAGCCGCAAACCGGCCGCTGAACATGCCGTTCTCGATCAACGCCGCCACAACCAACTCCGAGGTCGGAAGCCGGAAGACGTTATTCTGTGTGATTGTAGTGCCGAGCGTCGTATCGATCAGCAACGCCATGTCCGTGGCGTCTACGAAATTGTCTGACGACATAAGAGCTTACTCCTCGATCGAGCCCTGCAACAATCGGTTCAGGTAGAACAGATTGTTGCCCGGGACAAGCCTGAGCGCCCGCTTCTTCTCGCCGGGCGTCATCTCGTTGTCATCGAGGAGAGCCAGCCAGGAAGCACGCGCGTTGTCAATATAGCCCGCTGCGGGGCCCGCCATGGCACCAACAAAGCTTCGCCGCCCTGCAAAGCGCGAAGCTGGCGGCTGCTGATCGTGCCCGGGGAAGAGCGCTTGTGCGCCGGCCATCAAACCCGGAAGCCCGGAATGTCGTTCCCAGAGGTTGTTACCATACCCTATCATGCCCAAAAGGCCAGAACGTTCCACGCCCTCGGCGACCAACCGGCCCGGATTGTCCGAGATCGGCTTGCCTTTGACCTTTTCGCGTATGACGTAGGATAGCGTGCCGAGCCCGGACATCGTGACCGCCCCGGCGATCAGCCCGTAATTGCTGGAAACTGTAGCGTTCATAGACAGCCGGCTCAGCGACGCGAAAGTGAAGGACGTGAAGAGCGACAGCGCGCGCCCGAGATTGGTGTCCGCAAAGATCGGCATGTCGCCGGCGCCGGGCGTGATTACGGTTTCGTCAGTGGCCTTCTTAACCGCGGCCTGGTAACGGCGCAGTGAATTGGCGATGCCCTCATCATTCACGTCCCATGCCCGCGTGTTCGGAACCAGCGCGCCGCTCTCGGTCACATCGCCGTATTTGTCAAACAATTTGCCAAGCCGGGCCGCATGCTCGCGCCCAACACCCAGCGTCGCCATCCACTGCTTCTGGTAGCCAAGCAGAGAATCGAAGCCTTTACTCGAGGCCTGCCGCGCGAGCCGGAGCATACGCTGCTGAATGGAGACGCCCGCCACGCTCTTCATCATGTTGGTGAAATAGGTCAGACCATTTACCCGGGAGAACACCCGCCGGGTTTCGCGGGCGAAATTGCGAACGGGACTGCCCGTGTCGAGCACGTCAGCCGTGCCGGTCAAGAGAGACATCCGGTGATCGCGGATGAGTTCGACCGCAACACCGAGGTCTTGCAGCTCCGCCTTGTTGAGCTTCAGTGCGGAGACATCTTTGACCAGGCGGCCGACACCGTTCTCGGTGAACGGACGGACCATGTCGCGCAATATGATCGTGGCCATCTCGGGGAGGGAGGCGATCGAAAAGAGCCCGCCGAACGAGACGTAGGCCAGCGTGTTCGCCGCGTCGACCATGGTGCCCATGTTGCTGGTGCGTTGATCAAGATGGAGCGTGCCGAACAGCCGGTCACGCATGGCGATCACGTCCTTGCGGAAGTTGTTCCAGTCCTTCTCAATCTTCTTCAGCCGCTTCTCTCGGGCTTTGCCTGTAAGCTTCTCCGCCTCGGCCCGGACGCGCTCCATGCCAACTTTGGCGTCTTCGAGGATCTCGTCAACATTAGTCGTACCGAACTTGCGCTGGAACTCAACATGCCCCGCCATCGTGCGGATATAGCGATCCATGATGAACTCGCTGTCATTCATCAGGAAAAATTCGACGTCCTCGTCCCGAACCTTCAACGTACGGCCTTTAAGCGGGCCGTTCTTCGTGGTGCGTAGATAGTCGATCTTTGAGATGTCGAAGCTACCACCCGCAAGCTGGTCTATGATCTCGTCGGCCACATCATCGACGTAATCTTCCAGCTCACCGGCAACAAGTGAACTCTTCCCACGGGCCTCCATCGCGCGCGCCGCCTTCGCGATGTTCTTGCGGATGATCGCGCGCAGCTGCGGGCGGTGAGAGATCACCCTGTCACGGTTCCAGACGCGCGACAGGTAACTCGTCGCCGTCTGTGGCGTGAGGTCGTCAGGCAGGAGCCCGAGCGCCTGCGCCTCCTTGGCGAAGTGGTCGAGCACCTCACGGTTCCGCCGGGCGGCCCGGGCGACAAACTCGTTACCCGCCGGGTCGACGTCGCCGCGGCGCATGGCGTATGCCACACGCTCGATGAACTCCCGCCGAGGCATGCCCTGCCCGGCCGCCCTGGCCTCCTTGAAGATCTGCTCCACATCGCGTCGGCGCACGTTGCCTGTGCCATCGATCGAGATGTTCATCAGGGTTTCGACCGCCTGGGGCTGGCTCAGCGCACCTTCCTTGACATTTGTCATGCGCATCGCCGGCGTCTCAACGATGTTGGCCATCAGGTCGGCGCCCTCCGGCACCTCGTAGGTAGCCCCGCGCATGCCGGGCGACCAACGTTGCAGCTTCCCGAGGATCTGCTGCATCTTGTTGGCTAGGCCCGTCTGTTCCAGCGTGGCCGCGCCGGCGCTCAAGTTACCAGCCGAGTAGACCTGTCGGATCGCCTCGTCCACGTCATCAACACCGATCTCCTTACCGGCATCATCAACCTGTTTCATGAATTTGCTGGCCAGCGCTGACTGTTCCGCACCGGTAAGTTGCCGCGCCACGGCCCCGCCGAGCAACGCGGACAGAAGTGTTGTGGCGCCGATCGCGACCACGCTCTCTCCAGGTGTCCGTAGCTCCTGGGTAGCATAGAGCGCGCCCTCGGCTGCCGTGGCCGCACCCGCGCCGTAAGCGGCAGCCCGGAGCGCTGACTTGCCCACCTTAATGCCCCCCATTGCGCCGCGCACAATCGCGCCGCCCGGGATCAATGAAGGCAAGTCAACAAGCCCGGCGGTCAGAGACGTTGCAACGCCGAGCCACCCTGCGTTCTGCAGGGTGATGCGATCCTGTTCTTCGATATCGATCTGGGTCTTCAGCGCCTCCCAAGCGGCATCATTATGGACATCCAAAAACTTGTGAGAAAAACGCTCGTATTTAGAGCCCGCCAGCTCACTCCAGCGATCCTCCCAGTTCGGATCGACAACACTTTTGTCTATGTCCGGGTTGTAATTCGTGATGAACGACCCGACAATGTTCTCTTGGCGGAAGGCGGCACCAAAGGCCTCGCCCACTCCGATTTCAGGCTCGCGCATGGATTCGACAAGCTTCTTCGGATCGTCCGCGCGGATTGCGTCGAACTCCGTGATCGGCTGTCCGTTGACGTCTACAAACATGCCTTTTCCTACGGTGACAGCGGTTCAGCTTCTTGCAGCTGGCGCTCCTTTGTGAGCCCGCGTTTGCGCTTCTTGATGCGCTCCTGGAACTCACGCCAGCCTTCGGCAAGATCCTCGAAGTCATCTGGACGAACGATCCGGCCAGGACGCCCGGCGGGTGTCGGCTGGACGATGTCGAACTCCGGGTCGACCTTGGTGCCTTCCGGCTGCTCTATCATCTCTCTGCTGGGACCTGTACCGCGGCGCGCGCCGGGGAATACCCGGTTGGGTGGCCGATACTGCTGGCCGGTACCAACTGTCACGCCATCAACATCTTCCATGACTTCGCGGGTGTGGACGTTGATCAACACCTCGTTGCCGTCGCGATCGATACCGACCGTAATGCCGTCCTCGGCGGTCTGTAGGCGCCGTTCGCGCCGGCGATCGGCCTCGAGAGGCTCGCGCCAAGCCTTGACCAGGGCGGCTTCGTCGGGCTTGTAGAAGACCTCGCCGGGGGGCGTGTGGATGAACTCCTGCCCGTCCACTTCCGTGGTGTAGTAGACCCGGAACCGCGGCTTGGCGTCGGGCCCGGACGATGCATCACGGCCCGTCACGATCGGATCCGCTATGATCCGCACGTCGTCTGCGCTGAGTTCACGCCCCAGCATCGTCGATATCTTCTTCGCCGCGTCCTCAAGATAAGGCTGGTGCCCCCGATCTCCGATGGATCGGTAATAGTTCTCGAAAGGCCACTTCACGAAATCGCCCTGCATACCAAACATCGACGTGCCCGCGACCTCGCTGGTACCGTAGAGTCGGCGCATGTCACGCTTCGTGCGCAACTCAGCAAGTTCGAGATTGCCATTTGATTCTATGTAGTTACGCGTCCAGTGCTGTTTCCAGTCCGTGACAAGACCGGCACCGAGCTGACTGTCCACCGCCAATTCCGGGTTGATCGTGCCATCGTAGATCTTGGTGATCAGGTCCTCGGCCGTGAGTTCCTGCGCCTTGAATTGCTCGTTGGCCGCTGTCCGCAACTGAGTGATGTTCGGCGGCGCCTCAGTGCTGCGTGCGTTGAAAACCGCCCGTGCCGCGGCCTCGGGGCTTAGCCCGTCCCGCCGGAGATCTTGGTAGTCACGCACGAAGCCCTTGAGCTTTGTGCTACCGTCGACACCGTCGAAAGCGCGACCCGATGCAGAGAAGAGTTGCGATGCAAACTCGAGTGTCGCCGCAAACTCCCTCTGATCCGTGCTATGAATTCCCGAGACGGCAGTCCGAACTGCCGTACGATCAGCAATACCGGTACGTTTGGTCAGCTCCACCGCACGTTCGGGCGATCCTATAGCCAGATCGGGCAGGGTATCGGGATCGGTAGCCAGCGCGTCCACGGCCTTGCGGTCGTCCGGATCTCGTTCATTGAAGCCGTTCGGCCCCATGCCGGCCTCAAGCCGTAGGCGTCCGGATCGCAAGGCGTCGTTCTTGCCCCGCTGAGCGCGCCCGAAGATGGTCAGCTCATTCTTGTGCGCCGTCGTCAGACCGTCGAGATTGTCGATCTGATCGTCCGTGATGCTGTTCGGGTCTTGGAGGATCAGCCGCTTGACCTCATCACGCGTGCTGGTGCTGGCCGCTTCGACCGTGCCAGTACGGATCTTGTTGACCCGGCCGGTGACGCGATCGACCCACTTCGGGCCGACCTCGACGTTGTTCATCACCTTGGACGAGCCCATCTTCTGGGTAGCCCAGCGTTTCAGCCAAGCCACGTCTTTGCCGCGCAAGAAGGGATTGGCCTTCATCTTCTTCGCCGGGATGATCGTCGCGAGCGGGGTGTCGTCGGCAACGCTCAACACCTGCACCGCGCCGCCGCCCTTGGCGCCAGGACCAAGAAAATGTGCTAAATAGACGTTCCCCGCGGTAGGCTCGATGCCAGCCGCCTTCAAAGATGCAGCATTTTCCTCCACATAGCGGGCCGTCATCTCGCGCGATAGTGTCGGGTCCTTACGGAGCGCGAGAAGCTGGGCTCGGGTGCGCCGCCGCGCGAGCTCGGGATGATATCTGTTCATCATCTCGAGCCACGTACTCTCGATGAACTGCCCCAGGCCGGTAGCGGTGGAGCGCTTGTTCTTGGCTCCCGCCTTGCCGCCGCTCTCGACCTGGATGATGCGGTCCACAATGGTGCCGCCATTCTTGGTCACGCCGCGCGCCTCGCCGGCCGCGGCCTCGGAATAGCCACCCACCAACCCGAGCGCACCTTTGAAATCGCCCTGAAGCGCCATGCCGACAGCTGCCTCTTCAACCAGTCGGTTGCGCATCTCGGCCCGGAGAGCGCGCTTCTTCGACGCAGGAATGTCAGCAGTTTCAACGAGTTGGTCGATACTCTTGACCTGCTCTTCGAGGATCGTCGGGTCGCCACGCACCGCCAAAGCGCTGCTATTCATTTGGTTGGTAACCTGCTCGGTGAAATACTCACGCGCTGCCGTGCGCTGGCTATTGAAGGCCTTATCCGAGATCGAGTTACGCAGCGTGCGCAGCTTGAGATCGACAGCCGCCTTCTGGCTGTCCGGCACCGTGGCGAAGAACGTCTTGGCGTTCGTGTCGAAAATGTTGAGCGTATTCGCTTCAAAGTCGCCCGCCGACGCGCCGTCGATATCATCGGTGCTCTCTGTGACATTTCGTCGCTGGTTGTGGGTGAACTCGAGAAGCCCCACTTGCGCGTCGAAAGCGTCACGCGTATTCTGGGTTTCTTCGATCTGAACGCCAATCTGAGTAATTGCCTCGGCCGCGCGTTTCAATGCCGGGCTGACAAAATCCTTCGGGGACGCGACACGCGTAACGACCTCCGATGCCTGCGAGCGACGAAGCACCTCGTCTTCGCGCGGGATGTCAATGCCCTGCGCGCGCGCCTGGGTCGTTACTGTAGGTCCGGGAAATGTCGGCATATTGCTCTACCCGTATAAGAAGCCAGTCGATGGCTGTTGTGGCTTGTTGAACCTGTCGAACAGCGAAGTGGCACCCGACAAAATATCCGTACCCACTCCGATGAAGCCCGCCAGTTTGGCACTCTTGGCCTGGGCCTTCTCAGCCTCCGCCGCGAGCGCAAAATTCTGGGCCCTGTTCTCGCCCATCGCCAGCTCTGTCGCGATATTGCGCGCCCCCGTCGCCTCGGTCTCGGCAACGATACTGGTCACCGATGGGTCGCCAGCGCCACCTACCGAAGCCGCCCGCGCAATCTGAGCAGATTGCGCCAAGTTCGCTTCACGCCGGCGCTCGCGGGCCCGCTGCGTGCCGATGGCGCGCGCTTCCTGCTCCTGCTTCTCAAGTTGCTGCTGTTGGAATTTGGACTGCGCCTGTTGCGCGCCCATCTGGGCAAGCGTGCCCACCGCGCTCATCGCGACTCCCAATATTGCAGTTATGCTCGCCATATCCAAACCTTGTCTTTGCCGATCACCTCAGAGGTCTCTTCAAAACCTAAACGATCGAGAAACTTTCGAGCGTTGGGGTAGGCCTCGTCACATACCGCGTAAAGCTCCTCAACGCCATGCTCCTGCAGTTCATGATTCAGAAAACGCCATATGCGTCTGAAAACCAGAGGAAACCGACCGGCTCCGCGGAGATCCATAAATGCAAAATAGCGGCCGTCATCTCCGAATACCACACCCGCTATGGCCTTGACCAGCTTACCGTCTTTGACGCAGTAGCCCGTCCACCAGGTTTCGAGCCCCGGAAGCTTGAAAAAGCGGATGAAATCTGTGTCGCTGGCCTTCGTGATCTCCGGCATCAATTCCCTCTTTTGATATGCCGGTACCTGATCTTCATGTAGGTGGTCGCGAGCACCTTCGGGCGGTCGGCTTTCGGCATCCGGTAGATGAATTCTGAAGTGTAGTTGGACGCCTGCCAGTAGCACGTCTGCACACTGCTGGTGACAAACGAGTAGAATATCTCGGCTGTCTCTTTCTGGCAGTCGGGCCTCGCCAGCCCAACGGCGCAAAGCAGTGCAACGCAATAAATCATCCTGCCATGTCCTTTGTCTTCATGCTCAACACGAGCGCCGAGATCGTAGCCGGGTACGGCGCTTTCATCTCTATGTTCACGCGACTGTCCGTCGACCACTCACCTGCGAATGAAGTGGCGTCATAGTTGTAGGCCGCCAACACATCTGTACTTGTGAGGGCTTCGCCGCGCAGCTCCTGCCGGATCTTGCGCAGATCGCGAGAGGTGAACGATTTGCCTATGCGAATACCTTCGAGCATGACGTCGTTCATGACGATGCCCAAGTGCGACACGCGTTTGCGCTGCGTGAGCGCAGTCCCGAGCTCGGAACCGTAAGCCAGGTCGGTGGACGTCCACTTGCCGGTGTAAGGCAACCCAACCACATAGTCCACCACCGCAGTGGTGGTCGTAATCGAGCCGCTGGAAACGGTCAGCATGGCGCTTTGGTCGGCGATAACCGCGCCGTCCGCCCAGACAATGACCTGCTCGCCTTCGAGATGGTCGAGGCCGGAAATCGTGGTCGACGACGCCTGAGTACCCGTGACGAAGCTGTCCGCCATCAGGTTCTGATTGCCGCCCAGCGCGCTGCTGAGCGGCGCCATCTCTTCCAAGTAGCGAACGGTGGAGCTGTCGATCGTACGCTGAACGAGCGCGAAGACCCGATCTTCACCATTAGCTGGTAGTATACCGATATCCTCGATCGTACCGCCTGGCAGCACAACCCGCGTCCACGCGAGAACCTCTTCCTCTATCTCGTACACCAGCACGCGTGCTTCGCCGTTAGCAAGCAGGAACCAAATCCGTGTATCCGGATAGCGCTGCACGGCCAACCTGGTCACGCCACCGCCATCCAGGATCTCGCGATGGAACTTGGTCAGCTCGAAAGAGAAGTAGTCATTTCGATTTGGGTCGTAAGCAAACCGGTAAGCGCGTTGGCTGGAGCGCTGGACGTAGATCGCCTCGCTGTCGATCTTGGCCGTCGCCAGGTCCACACTCCCGCGGGTGGAGGCGGTACGTGGCACGAAATTACCCGCCGTGATCGGCTCGTCGAACGATGAAGCGCGAATAGAAATCTCAGCCGTGGTGGTGCCCGCAGCCAGCCGCTGAAGCCCCTCCAGCCATAATATGCCGTCGGTCGTGTCTGCGCCGATCGAACGCACCACCGGTGCGCTGTCGCCAAGGTCCTCATCGGATTGATCGTCATACTTATTGAAAGCATCTGACGCAGACCCGTATACCCTGTTACCTCGGCCCCACCAGAGCCGGCCGTCGAAGAAGCTAACCGAAGTCGGCCACCCATTCCTGTCCGACCAAGTTCCGCGGTCCCATTGGGTCGTGGCTGTCGTCTCCGCGAGCGGCGTCAACACTTCAACTTCGAGGGTGCTCTCGTCAGTAAACTCGAGTACACGCACAATGCCGCGGGTGACACCGCCTTCATAATCCAACTGAACTTCGGCCGTGCCACTGCTGAGTGAGACGGCACGCCAACGATAATAGACAATGGAGTTGTTGAGCCCATCGTTGAAGTCGGTTTTGGTTATGTTTGAAGTGAATTCTTTGAAACTCGAATGATCGTTGTCGTTGCCGATTGAACGATCAAGCGAAATCGTACCTGTCCATGTACCCGTGATGCTGTAATCAAATCGCCGGTCGGTCCCGCCAGAACCGGTGACCACGATGCTGGAAGAGTTCTGTCCGCCGGCTGTAAGAGATGCTTCAACAAACTGCGAGAAATGGATCAGTCGATATAGCGAACCTACGTCGTCTGCCGAGAAAATAGGCTCGTTCGCGGTTAGAGTGCCGTTTCCTGATTGTACGCTGCATGTGAGGGACACACTCTCGTCGGGCAGGAGATCGAAAGGCCCATCGGGAACCTTGTAACGCACCACGGACCACGAGGTCTGGCCGCGCCGCTCAACGCGACGCTGTTGTTTGCTAGATGACGCGACAAAAAGCACGTCTCCAGATTGATCATATTTCAAGCTACTGAGTTCCGAAGTCGCCCACGGGTGCTCGACAAGTATATCGCCGGAGCTCGCTATCTCGCAGCTGTCGACTTTTGCTTCCTTGTTCTCGGGGTTTTGTAGTTCGACATAGATGGTGGTGACAGTGTCGCCTGGCGTGAACGCCAAGCTGTGAAAACCCTCTTCGAGATCGGTGTAAGAAATAAGCTCCTCACCACCGGCCGTCGTGCCAATATGCAGATGGATAGGCCCGACAGCCACATCTATTTCAATGGCGTGCTCAACCGTGTCATCAACACCGGAAACGGTCACCGCCTGCCGGGCGATAGCTGTCGCCGCGCCGGTACCCGTGAGTACGAGGAACCCGCCAGAGACAGCCGCCGTGGCCCCGACATCACTCTCGTCCGTCCACCCCGTGAAGACGCTGAAATCGCCCGAAGTTATGGCGGTCGACACCGAGGCGCGCGTCAGATATGCGCTGGTATCAGCGTCAAAGACCCGCATGCCATCCGACGAGAAATGAAGCAGCGCATTCTCTGTGCTGCCCTTGATAAACTCCAGAAAGATGTTGTCGGCCTCGTTAACCGGCGCAGTAGCCTTGTAGCCAAAGCCGCCGCGGACCTGAAACGAACCTATCACCTTGGGAAAAATGTTCTCGTACAGCTCGCCAGAGAACCGCATCTTGTCGACGTCGAGCCGCTGGACAGCCTCCTTGCCGACCTCACCGCCGTTCAGTGCGTATACCGGAGCTTGAGCTCGCGCCATGTGCCAGGCCTTTGTTGCTTCTAAGGCGTGAATTTACCTGAAAAGGCGAATGACGCAAGGGATGTAGTTAAGTCTCGCCTTCTTCGGTGTCGATCTCGCCGCCCACAATAGTGCCGATGGAGCCACGCCGATCGGCATCTCCCTGCCACGCGCGGAGCCAGCGGCCTGTTCGGATCCGTTGCGTTTTGACGTTTCGCGCATCGTTGGATTTCGCCTTGAGTAGGAGGCGCTTGCATTGCTTCTCGATTATGAGTTGCTGGTTGGTGCCTTGCGTCAGTCGTTCGGCCGACATCTCCGCCAGCAAGCATGCGATGAATTCGACATAAGACGGCGGATAATCGCCCAGGTTCGCGTCGTCGACATAGTCACTCGAGACGTAGCGCAGAAAGAACAGCTCGCTGTTGGAGAAGTAGGCGCCACGCTCGGTATAGACATCAAGGTGGTCGTAATGGAACGAGATGTCCGTGAAGTCGGCCTCGAAATTGTAAGCCACCGTGCGGACCCAGTCGGTCGGATAGTCGAATTGGAACTGGAAGCCGGGGATCAGCGTAGGCGAAGGGTTCTTGGTGACCTGGACGGTCTTGATCGCGAAGTTCCAATCTCCGCGGGCCAGACCGTCCAGCGCAACTGTGGGCCAGATCTCCTCGAAGACGTAGGCAGGCTCCGTGCCGTCAGTGGCGGGGGTCGTGCTTACCAGCCGCCCTTCGCCAAGATGGGCCAGAGCCCGGTTCCAGATCTGGAGCTTTGTGGCCATTGGTTGTCCTACGGTTCCGAAGGCGCCGAATACGCCGAGGGGATTTCGCTCGTCGACAACGTACCAGCGTTGAGTCTCTCAAGCAACTCGTCCGCAGCTTCTTTGCTCTGGACGTTAATCGCGACGACTTCGCCGTGCTCGAGAATGCGCCATTTGTGTTTCGTTGACCAGTTCTTAGAGAACGGATCCGTATCCTTGGACCCTTGCTCGAGCACTGACTCTTCAGTCAGCTCCGGCACCGCCGATGCATCGTGATAGACCACCATCTTCCTCAGCTTCACGCCGCCACGTGTAGCCTCGAGCACCATGTACTCTGCGTGAACGCTGCAGTCATAAGAGAGGATTTCCAACTTAACCGGGCCGTGCCCGCGCGATTTCGCCAGCTGGTCGGCGTAAAACTGAAAATACCCCGGGGACTCGACGTCCGCGAGGGTGTGGGAAATCGGTATCATGGCCGTATACCGGCGAACGAGGTAATCCGATTCCTTCAAGCTGCCCCCCGCAAGAATCTTCGCCTTGGGGGCAGGACGCAGTTCAAGTGTCTTAGGCATGGTGAAACTCCAAAAATTGCAAAGTGGATGGCCCCCCGCCAGGGCAGGGGGCCGGTAGCGTAGTAACCGACTGTTAGTCGGTGTCGGTCGTTACGATGGCAGTGCCATCGCCGAGATCGGCCGCGCCGCCCGCCGCTACCGACAGGACGACATAAATGCCCGATCCAGCCGCGCCTGCGACGGGAGCACCTTTGGTGTACTGATCCGTAAAGGACGCCAGCTGAACGGAGATGACAATGTCACCTGCCCGCATGCCTCGTGCGTCTCCATCGGAAATGTACCCATCGGTGTTCACGGTCGCCAGAGCGTCCGAAGTCTGAAGCATCCACAGCTGAGGGCCCGCGCCGGAAAGCGACGGGGTCAGCAGGCTGAGACCGCTTGAAACATAAGCCATTTTTCAGTTCTCCTTTTTGTGATCGTCAGATCGTTACGTGATCACTTAGGTGATGGCCGCGGTGTCGTCGTGCACGATCTCGATGATGCCGGACTGCTGGAGGATCTCGGCGCCATGGAATATGGTGTGGCGAGCGTAGGAATAGTCATCCTCGTCGTCATACCCGATCGCGACATCGATGCCGTCGGTGTTCATGGCATAGCCCAATGCCGACTTGCCGAAGGCGTAGCACTTCGCGGTGGCCGCACCAACACTCGGCAGACCGGTATGGACCATGTGCATGGCGCCATTCCACATCCGCGGAATCTGGGTTGTGCCGCCGAGAAGGAAACGATCCTCGACGTAGTCAGAACTGGTCCACTCGGAGAACGTCAACAGACGCGCCCAAGCCTTCGGGGTCCACACGAAGCAGACTTCATCGAGAGCGTAGACGTTGTTCTCCAAGAGGTCGGACATGATGTCCTGCACCCGCCCGTAGGTCAGCGTAATCGCAGTGCCGCCATTGTACTGCGTGGTGGCGGACTCAAGGCCATCAGCGATGATCTTGTCGTCCACTTCACGAGCCAACGCCAGCGCGCCACGATTCTGCATCGCTTCGCGAAGGTTGCCATGAGCAGTGAAGATGTTGAAACCCGTCTGGGTTTCCTTGCGGTGTTTCTCCTCGAGCACGACGGTCACCTGGGTGTCCGTCGGGTTGTCCGAGGGGATAAGACCGTTCACACCGCGAGAGGTCGCTCCGGTAGACGCGCCCTGGATAGGAAACAGCGCCTGATTGCCCTGAATGACCATCTCGGGAGTTGCGGCCTGACGCAGATACGTCTCGCCGCGCTGGAAAGCAACAACCCACTCGTCGCGGTACTGCTGCTGGGTGATTTGATAAGCCATGTCGACTTACTCCCAATATGATTGCGATTAACGAAACGCTCATTGGGAATCAGACATTGGCGGCTCTGGGGGATCCTGGGTCAGGGTCCGCGGGTGGCCGCCCGTGAAGAGCCTGGCTTGGGGCCTTTCGCCTGCGCTGTCTGAGCAACGCTGGTTTTCGTTCCTTAAGCTCGGTAGGACCCGGGAGCCGCGGAGCGGGGAACCCCTGTCCTCTGTAGAGACAGGAATAACCCCGTTCCGCAAGCGATGTCAAGCGGCTAGGCGCGTGCCTTGATGCGGCCGAGCTTGTCGTAGATAGTTGACAGTTCCTTTTGAACCTCGTCCGACTTGTACTTCGCTCGCTCGTCCTTGTCTTTGCTGCCGCGTAGCGCGAGTAGCTCGTTCTTGCGAGCCTCGAGATCACCAGAGACCTTATGCACATCACCGGCGAATATCGCGTTGGGCCCAAGCTGATCAGTCGCGATCGACGCCATCATGCGCAGAAAGTGCGGATTGTCGCCCAGATACGTGCCGTCAGCGAAGGGCTTCTGGACCAGATCGGCCCGGGCCTCCTCGCTCATCTGAGATTCGAGATAGGTCTTCACGGCGTTGAGGTTGGAAGCATATTCGCCGCCCCACTCCTCCTTGAGCGACACTGTGGTTTCAGCACGGAATGTGGAAGCGTTCTCCGCGCGATCCTGCGCCGCCGCTTCCGTTATCTCCTCGTACCAGTCGAGCATCTTCTGGGCTTGGGCCGGCGGGACGTTCTCCGCGTGAGCCCTCTCTCTGAAACTGCCAAGCAGCGTGTTGTCCTGCTCAGTAGGTTGGGTGTTCTCAGAGAACTTGACGTCGTAGTCCGCGATATCATCAGGAATCCCGACGGCTTCGCGGTACGCGGCGACCTCCTCGTCCGAGGAATCCGCATCGACCGTAAGAGGTTTGACACTTTCGGCGAGCTTCGCTTGCGTGTCGATAAGCCGTTTCGCAAGGTCCGCAGGGCTCTTGGTGCGCTCAAGCTGGCGCATGACCTTCTCATCGTCGCCGGCCATCTGCTGGCGCCAGTCTTCCGGCCAAGTCTGTGGGACCGCCGGAGCAGCCGGGGCCGGATCGGGATCGCCGAGGAGCGATGGATCGGCCGCGGACGCCGGATCGGACGCGGACGCCGGATCGGCCGGCGCGGGGTCAGCAGGTGCAGGATCAGCAGGTGCAGGTGCCGGATCGGCGGGGGCCGGGGCGGGAGAAGGAGGGTCGTCCGGCGCGAACACCGGCTGGGGAAAGACGTTCATGTCAAAAAACTCCTAAAGCTTCAAAAGGTTAAGTCGTCTTCTTGATGTCTTGCACGAACAGGCTGTGATGATCAATCAGCTTCTGCATCTGCAGGCCGACATACCGTTTGCCTTCCGCGAAAACAGAATCGCGGTCACCGCCGTGGCTGTCTGGTCTATAGCTCATATCGCCGGTGCACGCAATTTTGTGGATGGCGAGTATCGCCCGCCGCTGCTGATCAGCGTTCGCCGTGCCGTGCCAGCAAGCATGCAGCGCCATCACCTCGGATTTGTGGAGTACGCCAGGGTGCTTACGCAACACCTCGTCATCGGTAATCACCGCGGGCTTCCACGGACGGTCTGGGGCCTTTCGGGGGGACCCCCCGGGCAGCTCGCTTTGTGGCGCGGCTACCCGGGGGGCGGAGCGGCCCTTCGTCGCTTGTTTCTTGTCAGGATCCGTAGACACGCTATGCCGCCCCGTTCACTGCCTGCTCAATCTGAGCAGCGGCTGCGCCGCCGGCCTGGGCGACCTCCGCGGCCTGGCCTGCCTGTTCGAGCTGCTGCTGCTGCGCCACCTGTTGCTGGGCCTGTAAACGCTCCTGCATAGCGACCTCTTCGGGCTTAAGCCAATCGGCCGGAACACCGACGCCGTGCATCGCATCGCGCACCCACCGGATCGGGTTCAGCTCGAGAAGGAGGGACGGATCCATCTGGGCAGCGGCACCCGCGATTGCAACGCCCTCCTGGAACTGAGCTACTTTGCGTCGGTCGCGCTCGGTCTGCAGCGGGTTGTTGAACGTGTAAGTGATGTCTTGACCCAGTAATTCAGGAGGGATCTGATCGGGCGGGCCGTAAGCACCGAGTCTAAGCCCGACCGAAACGACTCTGTCGAGATAGCGATATACGATTTCATCTTGTGCAGGCTCGAATATGGGTTGGAGTTGACGGATGTTCTGCTGAATGAGCTGGCCCATCTCGAACGCCGTGCCCTCGCCGGAGGCTTGCGGCACATTGAGCTTCGAGATGTACATGCTCTCCGCCATCAGGCGGTGGAACGTCTGCAACATGCCTTCGCCGAGCTGGACATTCTTGCCGAGCTCCAGGGGCACCAGGGGTGCACCCATGCGCTCGTCGTATTCGGAGTCGACCCAGGTGATGCCGCCGGCAGTGATGTCCACAGGGCTCGATATCGCTTCCGTGGTGGCCACCAAGGGCGGATCGACCTGCTTCTCGCCCGCCTCGATGAAGGTCTGCATCATGCTCTGCAGACCGCGAGACATGGGCAAGGCGGCCATTGTAGCCGGCGAGAACGGATAGGCCCCCCAGCCCGACACCGTGCGCCAGCGTGAAACGACGTAGGGAAACTCGTACTCGGGCAACTCCTGGATGATGTCGCCCTTGTCGGACAGGTAGACCGACACGAACTCCGCAGTCTTGGGGAACTTCCGGGATTCCGGGTCGTGCATGTCGATCGGAACCGCCATGTGGTGGATCTTTACTTTCTGGTCGGGATTCTTGTCGTAGATGTCCTTGATGTGTTTCGGCACCGTCGCATTCGGAGCGCCGTTGAACTGGGTCATGATTTTGCGCGCGGTGGTGTCGATCTTGCGCGACAACCGATCGACCTCGTTGTCCTCGTTCACTGCATAAGCTGTATCGCGCTGATGCCAGTTGCGGTACGTGAACCCGTCGTAGGCCTTGTTCAGGTTGATCGTCGATACGCCGCCGCCAAAATGCGCGAAGTCGTGTTCGTGTTCCTTCGCCATCCGCGTGAACCCAGCCCGCTTATCGTAAAGCATGGCCCGCGTGACTTCGGTCATGTAGTCGAGGAAGTGGCGAATCTCCTGCCGATCCATCAGCTGGTCGTCAGTGATAGCCACCTTGAACCACTCGTCAGAACGTAGCATCGTACCGAAACTGTCGCCCAGGTCACGCGCCATGATGAGCGGCGTAGGGTCTGTGATGTAGGACGCGAACTCCTCACCGAGGTAGATCTCGTCGGTGAAATCGGCCTTCTGCGGCACGAAGAAGTAGGCGATCTCCTGGCAGAGGTTGTCCCACGTCTGCTTGTCGCCGAACATCCGTCCGGACATCTGAAGCAGTTCTGTACCCTGGCTCATAGGGTGCCTCCTCGCGACTTGAATTGATCCCACCACCCTTCAGGAAGTATCAGGACGTCAGCCTTCGTCCGGCCGACAGCCAGAATGACTTCGCCCCAGAATATCCTGGTGGTGGCTGGCTTCATGTCCGCGGATTAGCCCAGCAACGTGCGGGAGAATTCCGTACCGGTACCTGTGCTCGAAGGCGCCAGGTTCGTCGACTCCCGACCGCGGCGTGTCCGGAGCGAAGCAACTCGGCGCCGGCGCGCCCGCTCTTCCACTTCCTCGTCAGGGAGTGATACGGGATCGTCTATGTCGGGAATTTTGGGGCTGAATAGCTTGGACATGAGCGTTGTCCTTCCGTTGGTGTCTCACGTTGCGCTTCTTGCGCGGTTTCAGTTTGTCAGCTGAGGTTATGGCCTTCAGCTGTTGCGGCTTGCGCTGCGCATCGCGATTTTGCGCTGCCTTAGGCCGCTTTAGCACACCTGAGTGGCTCGAGTGAAGCATCATTGTCGTGTCGCCCTTGTCGGGCGAACGCCCCAGACGCTCCTTCATTTCCTCCTTCGGGCCCACTGTGATCTCACCGCCGGCGCCCTTGGCGCCTTTGATTTCGTACCGGTACGCACAGAGGTCGGCGTAGAGTTCCGGATCCGGCGGCAGAGCGATCGTAGATCCATACTCCGGGTCGAGCGCTTCTCGAAGAAGCCAGATGGCTTGAGCTCGGAAATTGCGAAACGTGAATAGTCCGTCGCGTGTCTTGCCCACCCCCCGTCGCGCGCCATCGAAGCCGTAGCAATCAATATCAGCATGCGCCAGTTGAGTGAGTGCATCGCCACCATACCCTCCACCTGCGTCTACGACAACCCTGCAGCGATCCCGCATGACCTTCACAATCTCGGCGGCAGCCGCGGGGCCGTCCGGCGTCTGATCGCCGCGGCGCGTCTGGAACGCCGAGAACCAATCCTCGTAGCGCGACTGAATCTGTGTCTTGTCCTTGCCGCCCTGCGCGATATCGCAAGCGCAGGCGGTCATGGGGACGTCCGCAGGATGCGTGGAGATCCACCGCGTTTGCGCCTCCCTGATCCACAAGGACGGGATGACTTGCCACTCGTGGTCGTCCCTGCCGGCTTTGAATGAGCCGTAGAGCAACTGGCTCCGGAGCGGCTCGGGGAGGGACTGCAACTGCGCGCGGTAGGCGGTGTTCTTCAGATAGGGGTTGTCATCGAGCTTCGATGGGATGAAAGTACGGGACAGGGCTTCATAGGGCTCGCCATCACGCGTGTAGATCCCAGGCCCGTCGACCCACTCCGTCTCGTTCGCCGCCACGATTGCCCAACGCAACTCGCCCGGGGCGGCAGCGTGGCTGTGATTGTCCTGCAGCCAGGGTGCGAACTCCTCGATCATCCACTCGCCCTCGCCGCCGCGAGGCGGATTCGAGCCCAGCAGGATCCGGCAGCGCTGGCCAGGAATGGTAGTCCGGAGCCAGGCGAACAGCGAGAAGACCTGCTCCTTGATGAACTCGCCAGCCTCGTCGAACGCCATGTAGTCGCGCGCCACGCCGGCGTGCTTTCTCCAATCGTCGGGCTGCGGCAGGCCTGCGAACTTCAGGCGGCAGGCAACCTTGTGAAGGGTGTTGGGTTTGGTGGGGTGCGGCTCCTCGCGCTCGAAGACCCAGAGCTTCTCGACCTTGTTGTACTCCCCGATCTCGGACAGCACCTCTTTGGAGAACTCGATCAGGCCGTCGAGCTGCGTCGCCTCCCGGCGGAAGATGATCCCCTCGCGATGGTTCAGGGCCGCGCAGCCCACCTCCAGAGCGCTTTTGCCGCCCCCCGCGGCGCCGCCGTATAGCGTGATGTCGGCCACGGAGTTGAGGGCGTCCGTTTGCGGCCCAATGGACGAGATGAACGGCTGATTTAAGACCTCCTGGGTCATCTCAATCAGGGCCGCGCGGTCCTCAGAGGACAGCGCGTCTATGACTTTGGTCAGGTCGGAGAGGTCAAGTTGGTGGGTCATGAGGTGGTTGCCGGGCCTTGCTAAGGACCCACGCGATCGTGCGGGTCAGCTCGTGGATTAAGATCTTCCGATCTTCCGGGGTGAGTACGCCGATGGCATCGGCCAGCTTGTCCAGCTCTGCATCTCGCGGAGCCGGCATGCTTAGTACCGCCGAGTGCGGGGCCCGGGACGCGGCTTGCGCGGAGGTTTGGGTTTAGGCCGAGATTTTGCTTTCTTAGGCATTTCGCGTCTCTCCGTGTTCGATTGCAACCGGCGCACTCTCGTCGTTCACAGGCTTCAGGTCAAGCACGTTGATGCCCTTAGCAAGGACCTGCGCGATCGCCTTGGCCAGCTCCATGGAGGAAATGTCCTCGTGCTGCATCGGGCCGCCGTTGGCGCCGGTGTGCTCCTGGTGGTCCTTCAGCTTTAGGTCCCGGGCGATGATGTTGGCGTTCAGGAGGTCGGCGCTGGCCCCCTGGAGCTTCTGGTCGAAGATGATCTCTTCCACGCGAACGCATATAGGCAGCAGTTCGGGCACCTTGCGCAGGTTATCCCACTCCGCGGTCGGGATGTCGAGGAAGCAGCACAGAGAGCTGAGGGTCATGGCGCGGGTCTTGGCGACCGGCTCCTGATGGGCGATACCCTTGTAGGAGACCACCTTCGTTTCCCATAGCGGATGTTCCTCATTCCACCGGAAGTACTCCCTGCAGGCATTCCAAAG